ATGTTTAAACCGGAACTCCTTTCCCCGGCGGGAACGCTGAAAAATATGCGTTACGCTTTCGCTTATGGCGCAGATGCTGTTTATGCGGGCCAGCCGCGTTACTCCCTGCGTGTGCGCAACAACGAATTCAACCACGAAAATCTTCAGCTCGGCATCAATGAAGCCCACGCGCTGGGGAAAAAGTTTTATGTCGTGGTCAACATTGCACCGCACAACGCCAAGCTGAAAACCTTTATCCGTGACCTGAAACCGGTGGTGGAAATGGGGCCGGATGCGCTGATTATGTCCGATCCAGGGCTGATTATGCTGGTGCGTGAGCACTTCCCTGAAATGCCGATCCATCTCTCGGTACAGGCTAACGCCGTGAACTGGGCGACGGTGAAATTCTGGCAGCAAATGGGCCTGACCCGCGTGATCCTCTCTCGCGAGCTGTCGCTGGAAGAGATTGAAGAGATCCGCAATCAGGTGCCGGATATGGAGATCGAGATCTTCGTTCACGGTGCGCTGTGCATGGCCTACTCCGGTCGCTGCCTGCTCTCTGGCTATATCAACAAGCGCGACCCGAACCAGGGTACCTGCACCAACGCCTGCCGCTGGGAGTACAACGTCCAGGAAGGGAAAGAAGATGACGTTGGCAACATCGTACACAAGTACGAGCCAATTCCGGTGCAAAATGTTGAGCCGACGCTGGGTATCGGCGCGCCAACCGACAAAGTGTTTATGATCGAAGAAGCCCAGCGTCCGGGCGAGTATATGACCACGTTTGAAGATGAGCACGGCACTTACATCATGAACTCGAAAGATCTGCGCGCCATCGCCCATGTTGAACGCCTGACCAAAATGGGCGTGCATTCGCTGAAAATCGAAGGCCGTACCAAATCTTTCTACTATTGCGCACGCACCGCGCAGGTTTACCGTAAAGCTATCGATGACGCCGCTGCGGGCAAACCGTTCGATACCAGCCTGCTGGAAACGCTGGAAGGTCTGGCGCATCGTGGCTATACCGAAGGTTTCCTGCGTCGTCATACCCACGACGATTATCAGAACTACGAATACGGTTATTCGGTTTCTGACCGCCAGCAGTTTGTTGGTGAGTTTACCGGTGAGCGCAAGGGGGAGCTCGCGGCGGTAGCGGTGAAAAATAAATTCTCCGTTGGCGACAGCCTTGAGCTAATGACGCCGCAAGGCAACATTAACTTTACCCTTGAGCATATGGAAAACGCCAAAGGTGAAGCAATGCCGGTCGCACCAGGCGATGGTTATACTGTGTGGCTCCCGGTGCCGCAGGATCTCGAACTGAATTACGCGCTGCTGATGCGTAATTTCTCCGGTGAAACCACGCGTAACCCCCACGGTAAGTGATTAATTTCGATTATTTTTCCCGGATGAAAAATTCTTAGAAACCGATCACATACAGCTGCATTTATTAAGGTTATCATCCGTTTCGCTGAAAAACATAACCCATAAAATGCTAGCTGTACCAGGAACCACCTCCTTAGCCTGTGTAATCTCCCTTACACGGGCTTATTTTTTACGCGTAATACAATGAAATAAAAGGATTTATTTCTGGTCACGTCCACACATTGACCACATCGACAAAAAAGCCCCTCGACTGAGGGGCTTCCTGTTTGTAATTACATCCACATAATTTGCTGCCCTGACGGCAACGGGTGCGGTCTTACGGCGTGGACTTCTCCCGGCTTCACGATGTATCGCTGTACCGACTCATAAGTGATGAACGTGGCGCTGCAATTCACGTTCTGGCACTGGTGATAACGCTCTTTTGTCGTGTCAGTGATATAGCGACTTGTACGCGCATGTGCGGCATGCTGGCATAAAGGACAATGAAACATCGCGAGCACCTCTTCCGGTTTTGTTGATGGTGCCATTTTAGTTAATTTATCCTTATAAAACAAACAGATAAAACAAAAACATCACTCATCATCTTCTGTTTCGTACTCCACATCAGAAAGCCTGACCTCAAGCTCCAAGGACGTCGTGAAGCCGCTATTATTCAGAAAATGTGTCACCTTAGTGATTGTCCAGTCCTGCTCGTCTATGACGCGCTTAAAGCCTGACACTTTGACCGGCGTTTCCGTGTAAATATCTGCCCGACCAGTAGCCAGACTGATGGAGAACTCCGCAACGCCCCGTTGCAGCTTATCCCACTTCGCCTGAGCGGCGCGCATGGCCTGTGCTTTCGTGGCATATACCGTGGTCAGGGCAAAAACGTTGTCAGCCTCACCAGCCATGTATTCACCTTCGCGCGCTTCCGGTACTTTTGGCGCTTTCTTCTGCGTGACTGGTTTCGCTTTCGGGTGCTCCAGTGCGCGCAGGTGTTTCTCTTTCTTTTTGCGTTTCAGTTTTACCTTCTGCTTTTGTGGCTTCGGGTCTTTGGTGTGTAACCACTTTGCCGTTACGCCGGTATAGGCTCCACGGTCAGCAATCGCAAAATGATGGCGGTCGCCGTCGCTGCGGGTTATGGTGACCTGCGGGATTTTTTTACCGCTGGCCGTCACCCCCTGCCCCGCTTTGAGAAACAACAGTTTTCCCATTTTTACCGACACCTCACCGCCGTTGCGTTCTGCAAGACGGGTCAGGAATTTCGCATCAGACTCCTGCGACTGGTCGATGTGCGGGATTTTAATTCCGGCCAGTGACGGAGCGACACTGGCTTCCAGCCTGTTACGGGAGGCTATCGCCTCAACAATCGCACCGAGCGTGGTGTCATGCCAGGAGCCTTCACGGCGGGAATTGAGCGTCCCGCGAAAATCTGCACTCCGGGCGCGGATGGTGACCACATCCGGTGCGCCCCGGTGTTCAACCTCATCAACGGTAAATTTCCCTTTGCATACCAGGGCAAAACCTTTCCAGCCGATATACACCGTCAGGACAGCGCCACGAACCGGCAGCCCGACCTGCCCGTCGGCATCGTTCAGTTCAATATCAAGCTGGTCAGCCTCAAAGCCCCGGTTATCCGTCAGGGTCATGCTCATCAGTCGGTCGCTGATATTGCCGGAAATATCCCTGCTGTCGAGCATCAGCATGTAATCCGGCGTCAGCGTACTGCCTGCATCAAATGTCAGTGCATCCAGCATTATCCCGCCCCCGTCATACCCGTGAATCTGGTCGCCATACTGCCAGCCTTACCGATGAGCGATTCCGCCTGTTTACCGATATCGCCATAAAGCGCGGCCAGTGATTCATCAACGCGGGTGAGCGACAGCGTAAAATCAATTTTTCGGGGTGTGCCGTCTGCAAAGAAAATACTTCCTGTTTCACTCACCCTGCTGATGACATACATGCCGTAAATCATGCCGGTGCCATCCAGCAACGGCCACGCCCGGCCTTCCTCTGCCATCAGCCTGAGCGTGGTCATCGTCAGCTTGCCGCCGGTCAGTTCTGGATAAAGCACACCGGCAAGCGTGATGTTTTCCTCACCCACACCGAGAAACTGGTAGGCGTCCCGTTTACCGATACGGGAATTTGACGGCCAGCGATAATCTGATTCACGCTGCATGGTCTGGTGTGGCAGCGTCTGGCGCATAAAAACAAACATACCTAACGCGAGCATCATTTTTCGTCACCTCCTTAACCGTCATGCATCATGCTGGCACGGGCGCGCGCACGTTTATCCCGCTCGTATTTTTCGAGCGCATCCTGTAACTGGCGGTCAAGCTGTGTCCCCGGCGCAGTACCACCCGTCAGGCTGATGTGATATTCGTTTTTACTCTGGTCCACATAAGAGCGGCCAGCCGGTGCCGTGACCGGCTGATAAGCCTGATAGCCTGCATAAGAGCTGGTCGCCGGAATATAACCACCGGTGCCATACGTGGCGGCATGAGTTCTGGCGGCGGTCTGGTCAAGTGTGTCTGACTCTTTGTTGATAACACCGAGTTTTTCCAGTACCCAGTCAATACCGCTGCGCAGTTTGTTGAACGCATTAAGCGGCAGCATCAGCGCGTCAGCCAGTGCCTGCCCGAACATGACGCCCGTGTCACGGCAACGGTTCAGGGTGTCCTGTGTGGCTTTAACCGGAGCAATCAGGTTTGTAAACCACTGCCACGCGGCCTGTAACTTTTCGCCCAGCCAGTCAAACACCGGCTTAAGTGGCGTGAACAGCTCCCCCACCGGCGCAAATGCCGCTTTCAGCCCTTCAACCACACCGCCAAAGAATGCGCTGACAGGCTCCCAGTATTTACGGATAAGCAACGCCCCGGCGACAATGGCAGCCACCACGGCCACAACCGGCCAGCTAATCGCACCGATGGCCGTCATAACGGCACTACCAACCGTCGTGAAGATTGCCCCCATTGCGCCTGCTGCCGCGATAATGGCATTGATGCCGGTGATAACCGGCCAGGCTACAAGGCCAATGGCACCGATGATGCCAGTCAGCACCAGTGCACCGCCGGCAATGATGCCGATGGTTGACGCCAGTGATTTGTTTTTCTGTATCCAGCCGTCGAGTTTTAACACATACTTTGTGGCCGTCTGCGTGAGCTTACGCAGTGCGCCTTCCTGCTGGTCAAACAGGTCAGTCCCCACCGCCTCATAAGCGGACTGAAACTCCTTAAAGTCACCGCCGAGATTGTCCTGCATAATATTTACCAGCTCTGAGGTCTTCCCGTCCGAGGCTTTAAACGCAGCGGTCAGTTTGTCCAGCTTTCCGGTTGAGGCGACAGTCATCAGCACGGCGGCGGCTGAGCTGGCCTCCTCCCCGAAAATGGTTTTCATGTATTCAGCCTGCTGGGCAGTACCGAGCCGGTTTTTCTCAAAACTGGCCTGCATTTCTTTCAGAATGGTAAATACTGGTCGGGTGTTTCCCTTGCTGTCTGAGGTTTTCACTCCAAGCTCTTTGAGTGCATCCCATGCTTTTCCCGTCGGTGCCTGCAGGCGGCTTAACACGGCACGGCTTCCCGTCCCCGCCATTGAGCCTGTGATTTTTGCATCATGCAGCGCCCCGACCATTGCGGCGGTTTCTTCAATGCTGACACCGGCATTTTTTGCCACAGGTGCGGCATAGGTCAGCGCATCGCTCATGCCGTCAAAATCGGCGGCGGTTTTGTTCATCGTCATGGAGAGAACATCCCCGATATGAGCGACCTTATCGTTTGAAAGCTGAAAGGCGGATTTCATCCCCATCAGCAGGGCGGCGTTTTCTTCCATCGTGCGGCGGTTCGCCAGCGCCATATTCAGCGTGACCGGCGTTGCCGCCTGAATGGCATCAACATCCCCACCCGCTTTCGCGATGATTATCTGTGCACCGGCCGCATCATCCGCCGAGGCGGCGGTATTGTCGCCGAGCTGGCGCGCCTGTTTGCGTAGTGCGGTCATTTCGGCGGAGTCTTTTGCCACACCCAGCACGGCCTGCAATTCTGAGTTTTTCTGCGCAAACTCATAACCGGACATCAGCAACTTAACTCCGGCCATCGTTTCCGCCGCCGCAATCCCCACACCGGCAGCGCCCACTGAGGCCATATTTCCGGCCAGTTCCTTTCCGGCCTGATAACGCTGTTTTACTGCATTAAGTTTTGCCTGTTGCGCACTGACACGCGCCAGCGCGTCACGCTGCCGGTTAAGCTGTGCGGTGGTTTCACTGATACGGTTTTTCAGTCCCTGCTCATCATGTGCAAGATTGCGGGTATTAATTCCCACAGCGGCCAGTTCCCGCTGCTGGCGCTTAACGGAATCCGTCAGGCGGTTATATTTCGCCTGTAAGTCCTCCGCCGCACGCTTTGCGGATTCCAGCACTTTCGCCTGAGCACGGGTCGGACGTTCAGTGTTTTTAAACTGTGTGGCAAGTGCTTCGGCTTCCTGCCGTGCCTTTTCAAGTGCATGACCAGTCACGGCAAGCTGTGCGCTGGTCTTGCGAAATCCCTCAATACGGGATGCGTGACCGTTCAGCTCGCGCAGTGATTTTTGTGTTTCCCGGATATCCCCCGACAGCGACTTACTCGCTGTACGGATGGATTTAAACGGGCGGGATGCCTGGTCAACAGCCCTGAGCAATACCTGTAATTTTACATTGTTACTCATTCGTGCTTCCGCTTCGCCGGAGCGCCTTTTCGCGCCATGTGATGAGTTCGGTCAGGCTCATGGGATACAGTTCTGATGGCGGCCAGTGAAATATCACTGCCACATCTGCCATCAGGTCATCGACCGACAGATTTTTCGGAAACGTCACTGCACCGAGTTCGGAGACAAAAAACCGACCACCTTACCGGCCAGCGCCACAAGGTCAGGCAGTTCCAGCGCGGCGACCTCCTGCTCGGTCAGCATCGGTGCCGTCATGCGCGGCAGCACCTTAATCAGTGCATCGACTTCGGAGTTTGCGACCGCAGCCAGACTGACACCGCGCAGCGTCCCGGCATTAGGTTTCATCAGCGTGACCTGTTCGATAACCTGCTCACCACGCTTGACCGGATTGTCCAGGGTAATCACATTTTCTTTGTTCATGGTTTTCTCACTTCTGAATCGGGGTTAACCGGTCAGCCAGGCTGACCGGATGAAAATCACAGGCCGATATTGCGGCGGTGTTGCTCCAGCCGGTCGACGCCGTTCACCTTCTCAATCATGTTGATGGTGTCGATTTCGACCAGCTCCTTACCGTCCATCGTCAACTTGAAATAAGTACAAATCACCGGGAGTTTCGATTCGGTATCCTCTCCCTGTTTACCCTCTCCGGTATCGACTTCTTTCTGACGCCCACGCATGACCACTTCGACGGCCACCGTTTCGCCGGTATCGTCGCGCTGGTAAGAACCAGCAAAACGAATCGGTACGGCATCAGCACTGGTTGCAGCGTAAAGCTCCCAGATAACCGAATCCGGGAATCCACCGAGCGACCACTCCATTGACAGAGCATCATCATCAAGGCCGAGGTCTACCGGTGCGCTGCCGTTCATCCCCGCACCGCGATAGTTTTCGAGCTTACGGGTCAGTTTTGGCAGCGTGACGGACTTTGCAACGCCCTGATAGCTGTAGCCGTTCAGAAAGACGTTCATTAACTTGAGTTTGCGCGGCATTGCCATCGGTCAGGCTCCTTAATTGCTGTTAACCGAAGTGACCAGACTTGCCAGGTATCTGGAAGTAATACGCTGGCGCAGGGTCAGGTTTTCGAGAGGAGGCACCGGGGTATAGTCGTAGTCGATATACAGTTTTCCGGCCTTGAGGGTTTCCGCATCGTTGGATTCTTCGCTGAACCAGCATGTGCCATCCACGATATAACCGTTGTTTTTCAGTTCACGGAATTTGGCATTGATGCCGTCAATGATGTCGCGAATCAGCGTTGCGGTGATGGGCTTATCAATAGCCCACATGTGCGCCTCAGCCATCGTGTCGGCCAGTACCTGCGCGGTGCGTGTGTAGCTTTCAAAGAGGAACAGCGGGTCATCAGAGCAGGTACGGTTACCCCAGAAACGGAAACCGTCGCGGCGAACCAGCGTTGTGACGCCTGCCTCGTTCAGCAGGTCAGCATCAGTGCCTGGCTTCTGCAAATCCCAGAAGACGGATGCACTGATGCCGGTAACACCGTTCACCCCGACGTTGGACAGCGTTTTATGCCAGCCCTGCTCCTGGTCGATTTTAGCGCGCAGACCCAGCGCACGAGCGGTGGCATACGCGGTGGCGGTGGTACTGGTAACCGTATCCCATGCGAGGAAATCCGGCCAGATAACCATCAGCTCACGCTGGCTGAAATTCTGGCGGTAGGCTTTCACCTCGGAAATGGTTTTACAACCCCATGCGCTGATATACCCGAAGGCATTCAGTTCCTGGCATACCGATGCCAGTGCGACGGCGACCTCTTTGGTGTCCAGTCCCGGTACGCCGAGAATGCGCGGTTTAACGCCGGTAACCGACTCAGCCCCCATCAGGGCTTTCAGTCCGGTGTACTGACCGTTTTCGTCGGTGGTGCCGATAATATTGGAAACAGTCTGCGCGAGTTTCGTTTCCTCGTCGTCGCCGGTGCCGTCTTCCACGCGCACAACAACGGTGACCGGTTTTGACTGGTCAGCGATGGCCTGTAACGACGCCGCCAGCGTGCCTTTTTTACCGGCCTTTGCAATTGCGCTCTGCACATTGGTAATCAGCACAGGTTTATTGAGGGGGAATGTTTCCGCATCCGCATCGCTGGCCGTGCAGACCATGCCGACAATGGCAGTGGATACGGTGGAAATGACGCGGGTGCCGTCGTTAATCTCCAGCACCTGCACGCCGTGATGATAGTCACTCATCCGTCTAACTCCGTGGTTAATGGGTGAGTGGTATTTTCTGTTGTGCAGAGCATGAGACGCTATTTGACCTGGCTGGTCAGTGGATGAAACAACAGATAAAGAAAAGGCGGACAATCCGCCCGCCTGTCATGATTTGTACTCACTTATTTCCCGACTGACAATTTACATAGCCAAAACGCTATCAAATCTGACAGTCTGCTTTGAGCGAGAAGCGGAAGTTCAATGTGATAAAGCTCAGGAACATTGTCGTTGATGATGATAAAGAGGATCAGACTAACTTAGCACTTCTCATCACGTTGATAAGGCATAGAAACTGCAAACACTATTGTGAATATAATTTCACTATAGTAAATTAAAGTAAGCTCTTTTCGTTCGTTATTACATAAAATAAAGTTCTCTCTAAGGTTGAAAAATGTTAGATATCAGAATGTCACGACCATCTGAAGCATCAGAGATCATACAAATCTGGAAGAGTTCAGTGGATGCTACCCACGACTTTCTTACAGGTCATGACCGACAAGAAATCGAAAAAGAAGTTATCGGCTTTTTCTCAGAAACTCCTGTATGGGTTGCAACAAATCAGGATGACCAACCGCTAGGATTTATGTTTTTGCATGAGGGGCATCTGGAGGCACTTTTTGTAGCAGGCTCTGCTCGCGGACTTGGCGTCGGAAAACGTTTGATATCTCATGCACTGGCGCTGCATCCAGAGCTAAGCGTTGATGTAAATGAACAAAACCAGCAGGCTGTAGGGTTTTATCAGCATATGGGTTTTCAGGTATCAGGGCGTTCCGATCTGGATAATCAGGGAAGGCCATACCCCTTGTTGCATCTGAGAATGGCCAATAACATGTAACCAATGTGGCAGAGAAGATATCATTGATTTTTTTGGCTAAAAGCCACGATGTAAGAACAGCTCTGCTCACTATCTGGATTGCTCATTTGGTACTCGCTTGCAAAGGTAAGGGCAAGACAGTCACCGGCACGTAAATGATGGGTCTGATTTTTGACTCGAAAATCAAGGCTGCCACTCATCATCCAAAGCGTTTGCCCGGAAAGATGCTCATTTGCGGAGGCGGGTATCGTCAGCTCACCCATTGCAGGGATTTCAACTTTGATCAGTTCCGGGCATGCCCCCGCAGGAGACAAAGACCAACGGGTGATGCCTGATTGCTCATCCGTCCAGTGCTGTTGCTGATGAGCAAAACGAACCAGGGAATTCTGATGTTGCTCAAGCTCTGCAAAGAGTTTAGATAGCGTTACATTCATGGCGTTGGCCAGGCGGCTAAGGATAGTTGCACTAGGGCTGGAGATGCCTCGTTCAATCTTACTAATCATGGCCTGACTGACGCCCGATCGTTGAGCAAGCTCTGTTACAGTCAAATTGCGAGCCTTCCTGTGTTTAAGCAATAAACGTGCAATATCGCTATCTACTATCTGATTTTTAAATTTTTTATCCATTTCCGCCCTCTCTTTCACCAACCTGATTATGCCATTACATAAATTGGCCTGAAATAAATGATTTTGTAAGTCTGTAAATTCACTACTCCTAAGCGCGGCACTTCGTTTATACGCACCTATAACCTTAAAATATGAGTTGGTAAGCTTAACGTCCGCTTTTGGCACATAGCGGACTGTCAGATTAGGCTTTACTCTGTGCTATAGATATGTAAGCTCACACCAGAGATCATACAACTTATTGCGGCATTTCCGGCCATTCGGGATTTGCAGGATCCACACGACTGACCAGAACGCTGTAGCGTTCCCATGCTTCCAGTCGGCTGCGTTCCTCATCCGTCGCCATATTCAGCCTGACAGCGCGTTCCAGCGGCAAAATCACGGATTCAGCTTCGGAAAGTAAAGCTGCCTTTTGTGATTCTGCCTGTTGCTCCTGTTCATCTGCCGTATAAATCCGCTTAATCACGGCACCATCCTTAAACATCCATTTACCTGAGTCATCAGCACGTCGGTTGGAGGTAATATCAGGAACCTCGACAACGCTGAAACCTTCAGGGTTAAGCGTTGAAGCATCTCTGGTGATGCCGACAATTATATTATTCTCGTCGTAAACAATCTTTATCGTGTCTTCCTGAAAATTACTTACTTCCTCATACCAGTTTTTTCCCTCTTCGGACCATAACCAGATAACATCAAAATTTTTTGTCAGTTGATATTGGGCAACAGTTTTTGGATTACCCGCAGTAATATTTTTTAAATGCTGCATAAATTACACCTGTGCGACGTTATACCATGTGCCATTGATGTATTTTTGTATTGGCCTGAATACTGCGGGGTCATCACCATCGACTTCACCGACAATACCAAGCCCGGTAATTACGTGCCCTGCTTTCTCATACATCACCCCTTTCTGCATGGTCTGGACAACACGTGTGCCAAGTCTGATATCTCTCACATAGCGGGAATCAAAGTTACCGTAATCCGAGGGATTAACACGCCCCGTAATATTTATGGTCTTATTACTTTGAATGCTTCCGGAAACAAAGCGCATAACATGGACGTTATTAGCATAAACATCCAGATTACCATCGCCATTTTGTTTAAATCCGGTGTCGTTATCACCAAGAACAATAGAGTTCCCACCCAACGCGTTATTCGTGCCAAGTGCCAGCCCGCCATCAATCCTGGCACCATTACCAACAGACACAACTCCTGTTCTTAAGTTGATGCCGAATGGCCTTAATGACCCAATATCTCCATTTTCACCCTCATTTTCTCGTGTAGGAATGATATACAGGTTTTCTTCAGAACGGCGAAAAATAGCACCAAAAGATGAATTAAATATCCTCAGCGCATTGACTGTAGATATTTTTACTTCACTACTGAAAAGGGCTTTAACAAGAACATACAGAGCATCCCATTTAAGATTCATCAGGTCTTTTGTTGTGGTGCTCTGGCGACTTCTCCATTTGAAATATTCATTGCCGTTGTCACCTGTTTCAAACCACATATATGAATCAGTATCGCTGTCGGCATCATTTTTAAATCCAATCTTTGCCCAGTCAGTATTTCGAATCCAGGCAAGGATTGAGTCGTTTTCAAAAGTAAGCCCGCCGGACAAGGTATCGCCATTTTTTTGCACGGCGTTCCCGGCTCGGTTTACCGTTTCCTGTAAACCGAGATATTCGATAACGGCGGCAACGGTCGATTTAGCCAGAATATCCCGCCCGACTTTTGTCAGGGTCGCCAGGCTGGCAACATCATTCCCCGTAAAATACGGAAACCTGTCTGCCGCAGTAGCAAGCCCCGCCAGCGCCGTCAAAGTGGCATCTTTCGGTTGCTTACCCGCAAGCGCATTAGTCATGGTGGTAGCAAAATTCGGGTCATTGCCCAGCGCCGCCGCCAGCTCGTTCAGCGTATTCAGTGCGTCAGGCGACGAGTCTACAAGGGCGGCAATCGCGGCCATAACGAAAGCCGTGTTTGCGATCTGAGTATTATTCGTTCCCTGTCGCGCAGTTGGCGTCGTTGGCGTTCCGGTCAGTGCAGGGCTGTTTAATGGCGCTTTCTTGTTCGTTTCATCCATTACCGTCTTAACGGCTTTTGGTGTTGCGGCGAGCGTTTCAGACATGCTGTTGGTCGCACTACTTAGCTGGACAAGACCTTTTCGCGCTGTGGTAGCGTCCTGTGCGGTATATTTCCCGTTAGCAAGGTCATACGCGGCCTTTACCGCTTTCGGCGTTGCGGCCAGTGTTTCAGACGTGCTGTTGGTCGCACTGCTTAACTGAGTAAAACCTTTGGCGGTCAGCGAGGCGTCCGGGTGACGTCGTGACTGTTCGTGCTCTGCAATTTTGTCATCAACGTAATCCTGTGTCGCCATCACCGTTGTGGTGTCAATGGTCAGCTCCACCGAGGCCACACTGCTGACGATGATGACCATGCGACAGGTCTGCGAACGCCCTGAGCCTTCGGCAAGAGCTGGCTTATAACTTTCGGCCATGTTCGCCACGGCAATTAACGTTCCCGCATCATCGTACAGGCCAAGCTCACGCATCCAGAAACCGCCCACCTCCGGCGGAATAACCAGCTCTGCGATAATATAATTACTGTTTCGTTTGTCCTGGCTGATTTTGTTCAGCGTATGTCGCCAGACTTCGTGGATAAGCCCGGTCTGTCCGGCATCCGGGACAGGCAATTTACCACCGCCATCCCCGACGGCCATCGTGGTAATGTTGACCTTCCGCCCTCCCGGTGCGGTTGCCGCTGCCAGCTTTGCTGCACCGGCAGTGGTGATAACGGTTTTGAATTTTGTGCTCATTATTCCTCACTTATCCGGGGTAAACCGTAATTACATCGCCGTCGTAAGCCACACCACCGGCGAACAGGTAGCCGGGAATGTCCCGGGTAATGTTCAGGCCAATAAGGTGGCGGCTTGCAGGTTTGGCATCAGCAATCAGCCGTTCCATTTCCTGATACATTGCCTCTGTGATGCCACTTTCCAGTACACCAATATCAAGCCGGAAGGTGCCCGGCGGGTCACTGGTTTCCCACCACTCCGTCACGTTGATGAGATAGCCCAGCGGCTCCACCACACGCCGGATTGCACCTATAGTGCCTTTATGACAGTGGATGAAATAGGCATCGCGGATAACAGCGCGTTTTGTCGCTTCCGGCCACTTTTCATCCCATCTGTCGACCGAAAACGCCCACGCCAGCCACGGCAGCAGATTTGCCGGACAGGAGTCCGGGTTCCACAGCTCACGAATACTGACCGGTGTTTTTTCAATTTCCGCACAGGCTTTTGCGGCGGCGACCTCAAGCGGTGATGAGCCGGTCGGCAACAGTCGCGAATCACTCATCCGAGCCTCCGGTCACGACGCGGTATTCGGTACAGAAAGACGCCTGCGTACTGTTGAGCACGATGTCGGCCAGTGGTGCGGCCAGCTCGACACGCTGCACGCCTTCCACATGCAAAGCGGCATAAATGGCAGACAGACGGATGTCGCGCCCCAGCCGGTGCTGTGCCGTGATGTACGCTTCCAGTTTTTTCACGGCGGCAGCGCGTATGGGTTCGCTTTCGGGACCAGGGTAAAGGTAAAGCGTGGCGTTTATCTGGTATTCAACGATGGCGGCAGACTGCACGGTCACGCGGTCGGCCACCGGCCTGACGTCCTCGCCATTAAGGGCGTTACGCACCACCGCCAGCAGGTCTTCGGATGCGACACCGTTATTTTCACGTGACAGCACAGAGATGGTGACGCAGGCCGGAGACGGACTGGTGACAGAGATATCCGCGACACGCCCGTCAGCACTGCGACCATGATACTGATAGGCACCCACCGACCCGGCGACGCTTAAACCTTCAAAGGCCTGCTGAATACGCAGACGATAATCGGTGTCAGATTCCATCACGGCCGGTGTCGGCGGGATGGTCGAATCATCTGCCGGGGTGATAGTCAGACGCGTGGTGTTGTAATTGGCACCAATCACATCAAGGTCATTACCCGCGGCACAGGCCAGCATCACCGCCCGTGCGGCCTCATTCACACGCTGACGCCAGAGAAGCTCACGATAAGCATTTTCCTCCAGCAGTTTGACGAGAGGCTCAGATTCCAGCGTCAGGGTACGGGCGACCGCCTCCTGCTGGTCTTCCGGGTAAAGGGAAATCAGTGTCGCCTTGCGTTCGGCGAGAATGGTTTCAAAGTCCAGCTCCTCGACCACATCCGGTGCGGGTAGCTGGTTCAGGTCGATAATCGGCATGGTTTCAACTCACAGGGATGGTTAACGAAAGTGGCTGGCCGGTGTCGTTGTGCTGGCCGGTTAACGTGACCGTCATTCGCCCGTCAAAACTGCGCGCCGTGGTGACAGATGACAGCGTGACGCGGGGTTCCCATTTCAGCACCGCCATGTAACAGGCGACCTTAATCTGCAACTCAAGCGCCGGGGTCTGCGGCTGGTCAATCATTGATGCCAGCAACGAGCCGTAATCACGACGCATCACCCGTGAGCCGACCGGTGTACGCAGGATATCGCCGATACTCTGGCTGATATGCTCAAGGTCAGTGACAGTCAGGCCATTACTGCGATTCATTCCGAGATAACGAGCTGTCATAAAGGACTCCCGGTTGTGCCGCCGCTGTCGCCGGGGTGTTTGTGGGTATGCAGTACCTTACCGTTTGATGAGAGTTCACCGCCGGTGTGTTCAATGTTGCCACGCATCGTCCCGCCCTTCTGTACTTCCAGCGTGCTAGTAATCAGCCTGTTGGTGCAGACCACCTCCGGTGTGTCCAGGGTGATGCGAGTTGACGCTTTCACCATGACCACCGGCACCGTGGCAGTAACAGAATCAGAAGCCGTCACGCTGGCCGTTTTAATTCCGCTTACCGTGAGTGCACTGGTTTCGGGTTCATACTCAATCACCGCCCCGTCAGGGAAACGGATATGCAGGGCATCCGCCGACGCAGACGGCGCGGGGTTATCGCCGGAATAAATCCCCGGCAGAACGAACGCCGTGTCAAGTTCACCACCCACGGCCAGAATCAGCACCTGTTCCCCCACGGAAGGTGCCCACCATGTGCGCGAACGCCCGGCGCGATGGGTCAGCCACTGAAGCCAGTCGGTGCACATGCCGCCGGTCTGCACACGGCAGCGACCGGCGTTAAGGTCGGTTTCGACGACAAGGCCGGTACGAATCATGTTGCGCAGTGCGCGCGCGAGTTCCTGAATATTTGCGAGAGTGTTCATGCGTGTGAGATTGCACAATATATAAAAGTTATGCTATCTGGATTCATTTGTAGAACGACCATACAACATTCGAGGAGAGCGTAATGTTCAGTGATAATGTGATTAATGCGTGGTGGTTTATCTCTTTGTATCTATTTTTATTAATAGCATTAACATTTGTTACCTTTGGTAAAAGTAATCTTATGAGGTTTATTGCACATCATTTCAATCTTGAGTATTCAGACAGAAAGTTAAAAATGCTCGACAAAAAATGGCGCGACATTCAACTATTTAAAACAATTAACGGAATCAATGTATCAGGCATCGAAGATGTGAGAATGATACAGCAGGGGCTGATTGATGGAAAACTAAAAACATCGTATTTTTTCCTTACTCGCTTCTGGGGTGACATAACAAAACCACCACACATAATTAAAACAATAATTGTAATTCTGGCCAGTATTATTTATATTCTCTTCGCATGTTATATACACAACAAACAATCCGCTATAGTAAGAGATGCCATAGGCATACCATATAAAAATATGATGTACTATGTTTATAGTGACAAAGTTCTTTTATCCTTCAAAAATAAAACAGTTGAACTTAATAAAACTTATAGCCTTGCCGATTGCAAGACCCTGCAAAACGTATTTATAAAAGACACACTTCCTGAAATCGCCTGCAATAAGCTCTTACAGCTAAACGAGGAGGACTCCGAATGGTTAAGTCAGGAGATTAAAGATAATAACAGCCACAAAAAAGCATTATTAATACTATCCCTCGTCTATTTCATTTCAGGCCTGCTTATATTCCTGTCATATACAAAATTCCTTTACGCCAATAAGAAGGTTTTAGAATACAAAGCATCAAATAAAAACCACTCATAAACCTCTAAACATTGAGCGACCAGCACGGCCGCTCAATGTTTAATTGCGCATCAGCCTCTGCCTGGATAAAACTAACGCTCAAGGTGAGCCAGGATAGTCTCTTCAATCATCTGCACATCCTCACCGGTAAAGCCGAGCAGGGGACGCGCCGGATAATCAATTTTCTTACCGTCTTTCCGGTTTTCTTCCGACAGGCCGAACTGATGCACGCTGGCGATTTTTGGTGACTTCCCGCCGTAAAATTCCATTGATGCCTGTTCCGGGCTGGCGCGGATATGCAAAAAGCGACTGGTGATAAGTTTCGCAAACATTTTTCGCTTAACACGACCGGTCTTTTTTCTGGCGCTCTGCTGCTGGCGTGGCGCGTAGGGTGTGCCGTCCGGGGCTTTCTGTGCCATCACCCGACGCTGCTGACTCTGACGCAGACGTTTCGCCAGTTCGGTACTCAGTCGTCGACGCCCTGACGGTGACAGCGACTCAATCAGTCCGGTCAGCCGGTCTTCAAAACGCTTAAACTCATTCATCCCACTTGCTCACCAGTTCGCCATTGATATACAGCTCCATCGGGCGGGTAACCGGCTCCGGCGGCGGAGGTTCCGGGATATTCTTCACATGCAGCGCGCCGTCAACCTCACTGACCAGCGTGCGCTCGGTCAGCATCAGGCTGATGCTGATATCAAAGCTGCTGTCATTGTTGATGTCTGCATAAAACGTGAAGCCCTTTTTCTGGCCTTCGTCGGTGGTCATGATGTCGGGCTGATTTTCCCGCAGCCACGCCAGCACCGGCACAATGAGCAGGTCAAAATCACCGGTAAAGTCGGTCACAATCACATTGAGCGTGTAACGCTTTTCGAATGACATAGACGTCGCCAGTGTGGAGGCAATACTCCCGTTATCCACGAATATCCGCAGCATCTCGGGACTGGTTTTCAGCACCGTGACGGCATCAGTCAGCGCCCTGCGCAGGCTGTCGGGTTTGAGCATCGTTTTCGTCCTGACAGTGTTTAATCATTTTTACCTGGCTGGCACAGCGTGCCAGCGCGTTCTCAAGCAGCCGGATATCGGCACTTAAATCGCCGTTCTTCTGCGGGTCACTGCCCGGCATCGGGCAAAGACTCACTTTCGGGCAGGCGTTGTGGACAATCACTGGCGTCTGCGCAGGCCGGGCGCTGGTGCAACCGGCGCACAGCATCAGGCAGGTCAGCACCGTACCAGCGGCGAAAATCTTCGTTTTCATTGAGTAACCTCGTGATGGTTTTCTCGCGCTGTGCTTCACGCTTCGCGGCGTTCTCCAGTTCCTGACGCAGTGCCACCTGCGCCAGCTCGTTTTTGTCTGCCCTGGTGATGGCAACATGAAGCTGATTTTTCAGCATGGTGATGGTCGTCTGCTGTTCACTGGCGACGTTATTCGCCCTGTCCAGCGAGGCGCGCAGGCTGGCATTTTTGTGTTTCACCAGAAACAGACCGGCCACCGCCAGCGATAACAACACGACCAGCACAATCATCAGCTTTGACATAGTTCCCGCCCCTCAAGACGCTGACGACAGGCTTTACGTATCAGCCGGAAAAACAGCGACGCCACAAGATAAATCAGCGCGGTAAAAATCCACCCGGCAGCGACCAGCGAGATAAACGTCGCCACCATCACCACCAGAGCCGCCGCCCGTCTGCGCCACGGCACCGGCTGCAAAAACAGCGACGTGACAATCTTCACGGCCAGCGATTCCGGCGGCAGCTCCCGCCCGTAGAGTTCCAGCACATACTCCGTGGCATACACGCCGACACCACCGGCAACCACACAGATAACCGTCGCCAGAATCGCCCAGGTGGCGACAAAACTGACGGCCACGCTCTGCGGGTAAATCAGGGACAGTGCCAGCATCAGCGCCAGCGACACGTTCAGCATCAGTGAAAGGGATAATTTCTTCATGGTGTTTACTCCGTTTAAGCCGGTACGCCGCCGGCGGTACGCCAGACGGTGACCAGTTTTTCCAGTGAATGCTCACGCTGACCGTAACCGGCACCCGGCAGGGACGCCCAGATATTGCGACAGCGTGAAATGGCGCGCTCAATGCGTCCCGCCCGGATGTCATCCAGTGCACCGCGTTCGCGGATCAACTGAATGGCGAGCCTGTCCTGTGACAACGGACTGAAATCCGGCAGGGCAAGCTGTTTGCGGTAGTGCGGCCAGAACAGGTAAAGCTGCTGATAGCGACCGGAGGCCGTGGATTTTTCACCGCGACGGTTAAACACCTTCGCCGGTCGGCCATGCGCGAACGGGTGATCACTGTAGTCGGTGAAAATTTCCGGCTTTCCGTCCAGTCCGGTGACTATCACGTCATAGCCCCGGTTTTTCGTCAGCGGATGATTCGCCGTCCCTTCGGACACGGCCAGCATGTCGAGAAAGGCGGCGATATTCTGATGCGTGTTAATTACCGGCATTACGGTTTCCCCCTGCCCTTAAAGCGGCGCTGAATGGCAATCTCAATCACCTGATAACCGGCGATACCCAGCATGGAACCGATGCCGCACACCGCAGGCAGTGACAGGTCAGGAAACTGCACCAGAACAACACCGGCAACCATCGAGACAAAACCGCCGAGCAACATGCGCCCGATAAACAGACGCGGGGTGATGGGTTCACCACCGGCAAGCACCTTGCCGACAACAATCAGCACCCCAATCATGAAAAGCGACAGGACGCTTTTTTCTTCTGCTGTCATGCGTTACTCCCACAGATTGACAGTTTCAGCCACGGGCGCGGTCTGAACGTCGGGCAGTTCGACGGCGGTGCCGTGTGGCAGCACCGCACCCAGTTCAGCCAGTCCCGGATTTGCGGCGAGCACGGTCTCAACCACGCCCTCAGTGCGCCCGTAATACCGGACACAAATGGCGTCGAGCGTGTCGCCCTGTAGCGCAAAGGTCTTCATCAGATTTGACTCACGATGCAGCGCGGCTTGTCCTGGATACGCGCCACCGCCCAGCGCATATCCCGCCACAGTTCATCAATGGTGCTGTCAATGCTGTCGGCCTTCTTGTCGCCTTTCGCACTGGCATCCACGCCGCGATAACGCTCATAAAGCGACGCGGTCGCCATCGCACACACGGCGCGCTCGTAGTAAAAAACTTTGATGCTTTCACCGTCGATGTCGTCCGCCGGAACGTCCGCCAGACGCGTAAAACCGGCGGCAATTTTCTGTTCGCGGTACTCGTACAGCTCCGCATTCGTTTCAGCCATGCCTGACTTGATGGCCTCACGCAGACGGGCGGGGGCGACGGTCTGCTCAAGGCGCATACGTTCCCGGACGCGCTTCGGGTCGATATCGGGAAAAAAGAACGTGTTTTTAATCACCGGCTCGTCGCCTGCCGGTTGCGGGATGACCACCGTACCCTCACCGGACACGGGAGCCTCCTTTCGCGGAATAATCAGCGTCATCATGACTACCTCTGAAAAGTCGGGCGGTGGACGCCGGTGCAGTGTCAGGTAATTCACCGTCACTGACCGGCGTGCCGCCCTGGCGCGGGGCGCATTCGGTTGTTAACTGGCTTTCTTTTTCGGGCGTCCACGTTTTGCCGGTGTCACGCTCCGGGTCTTACGCGGGACACGGGTGGCCGCTTTGGGCTGCGGCTCCGGCTTCGGTTTCAGCTCCCGCTCCAGTCGTTCAATCTCTTTTTTGACGCCTGCCTGACAGTCGAGCTGTGTCGCACGTTGCAGGTGAGCCAGCGCACCGGCGGCATCACCACCATCACGCAGAAACAGACCGGTGATTTTGTGCAGCTTTGCGCGCACTTCATCAGGCATGTCAGCCGTGGCGGTCAGTTCAAGGGTCTCCGTCAGCAGGCGGATATCCACAGATTCACCGGCAGCGTGAGCGCGCATGGCCGCGAGTGCGACCTCCTCGGTGAACATGTACGGCGGGGTGCGGCGGTGTTTACCCGGCATGGTCAGACCGTACTTCAGGGCATAACGGGCAATCTCCAGCGCACCGGCAATATCGCCGGTATCCAGACGCCACAGCATGACCGTCATCAGAATGTCATCCTGTGCACCTTTGCCCTGCTCCAGCACACCGTTCACCCACGGCAACCAGAACGGCAGCAGCTCGCGCTTTTTCGCGGCCTTAAGCTCTTTTGAATAAATCGCTTTCAGTGTGCGCTGGTCTGCGGCCAGCTTAACCAGCATCTGCTCATAGACAGTTGCATGTCGCAGCGGGGCGGCTTCCCGCTGCGCGGTCATCGCTGCCGAGACCCGCATCATGTGGCGCTGTGCGGGACTCGTCATCGGTTACGCTCCCGGCTCTGCGGTCGCCTTAGCCGGTGTGGAGAAATCACCGACCTTAATTTTTTCCACCAGACAACCGGCGGCGTAGTCTTCCACTACGTAATCAATGTTCATTGACTCGTAGTTCTCCACGCGGTCGAGTTTCGGGTTTTCCACAATCACGCGGCGATGGCTGTCATCCATGTAGTAGATGGACAGGTTTTCCAGCTTCGTGATGAGCATCGCATCCGCCGGGAAGTACGGGACGCGTACCGCCGGCAGGTTACCGATGCGTTTCTGGCTGATGATGACGTCAGCGGCCAGCATTTCGCTGTTGTCCTGCTCCTTGTTAACGATGGGGAAATACTTGTCCGCCAGTAACTGACGTCCCACAATCACCACAAGGTCAGGGTCTTCCTGATACCACGGCTCAATCAGGTTATTGGTCGCATCCATCACCAGTGCGTCAAGGCTGGCATAATCACCGCCCTTGCCCACGCGGATGACCTCAGAGGTGGTGTGCCCTTCCTCGTCAGTGACCTTGCTCATCACGCGCGCCGGAGCTTCATTGCGGTATTTCTGCAGCCAGCCGACTGCCACATCCTGCAGCATCGGATTGCTGCTGCGGTCAGAGGTTTCGGCACGCTTCACGCCGTTAAAACCGGCCATGATGAAATCAAGGGACTGGCGTTTGATAATGGCGTTACGGATACGGAGCTGGAAATCCTGATAACGCGCCCACAGGTCCAGCGTTTTGTAGCGGATATAAAAATCGAAGTTAATCTGGTCGCATTCGTACTTGTTGGACGCCAGCTTCGAGAAGTCCTTCGGCTGACGCTCGGTGCCACCGGCGGTGTCGGTGGTGCTGGCAATGGAGCCGGTGACACCGATGCCAATTTTTTCCCCTTTCATTTCGCTGACCGGCACAATGTTGATGCGGGTCAGAAAGTCAGAGGACTCCTGCATGGTGTTCATCAGGGTCTGGGTGACCGACGGTTCAACGGTGAATTTTTTCGACACATCACCGGCGTCGATGCCGTTCAGTTCGGCAACACGGGACAGGTAGGCATTAAATTTAAAGCGGGTTTCCTGGCGCATAGTTTTTCCTGAAATTAAGGGTTAATCGTGAAGGTTTTCCCGGACTGACTGACGCCGGTCAGCAGTTCGTCATCAGGGCGTCACCGCCACCACCGGTGGCCTTGCTGCGGCGCTGCTGGGTCAGACTTTCGGTGTGGTCGAGACTGTTTTTCAGGCGGGTGAATGCCTGGCTGGTTTCATCCGCCCTGTCAGTCACCTCCTGCTTAAGTGCGGAAAAGGCGGTTTCCATCTCAGCGAGGCGCTGCTCAGTGGCGCTCAGTTTTTCCTGCACATGTTCAGCAACAGCGGTCACCGCGTCATGCACGTCATTCAGACGGGCATCATCGCTGGCCTGTTTGCGGCCAAAAATGGACTTCACCTTTTCGGTCAGGGCGGTGAACACGGTTTCAGGCAGGTCTTCAAATTCCAGCTCAACAGGCGTTGCCACTGAAATCAGGTTTTCAGGGCTTAATTTGAAGCGGTTCAGAGGGTTGTGTTTTGCCGTGCGGCAGAATTCCAGGTATTCCGTGCCGAGGCTTGCCGGGTCATCGGTGACGGCCAGCCCCACCAGATAACATTTGCCGGTGTTGGCAAAGTTCGGCTGAATTTCCATTGAGGTATAGACCTTCTGCGCGGCCTTGTTCATCGCGATAAGGTCATCGGTCGGGGTGATTTTCGCAAACAGCGCCCATTTGCCTTTCAGCGCCGAATCATCGTCAATCTTTTCGGCCTTCAGTTCGACCACATCACCATAACGTTTAAAAATACCGTCAGGCAGGATGCCGCGCAGATGTTCCAGGTTAATACGGCAACCATAGACACGCGGGTCAAAGGTTTCGGCCATTTCCTGAATATCCTGCGCACTGATGACACGCCCGTCACAGGTGTCACCCTCAACGCCGATACGAAAGAATTTTGAGACTTTTTTTGCCATTGTCAGGAGTCCTGAATAGTGATTAGAGGAGTCACATGTCGGCATCAGTTTCCCGACGATGCGCATCCTCCGCCATCAGTCCCGGATGGCTTATCACTGACACAACAGCACCTTAGCGAATCGCGGGACGCGACTCAGTAGCCTTGCCGTGTATTTATCACGGCGAGGTATTCATGACCATCACCACAGACACCACTCTTTTACACGACCCGCGTCGTCAGGCGGCGCTGCTGTACTGGCAGGGATTTTCCGTGCCGCAGATTGCCGCCATGTTGCAGATGAAACGCCCGACGGTGCAGAGCTGGAAACAGCGCGACGGCTGGGACAGCGTTGCCCCCATCAGCCGTGTCGAAATGAGTCTGGAAGCGCGGCTGACCCAGCTCATCATCAAACCGCAGAAAACCGGCGGGGACTTCAAGGAAATTGACCTGCTGGGACGCCAGATTGAACGACTGGCACGGGTCAACCGTTACAGCCAGACCGGCAACGAGGCAGACCTTAATCCGAACATTGCTAACCGCAACAAAGGTGGGCGTCGCAAACCGAAAAAGAATTTTTTCAGTGACGAAGCCATCGAAAAGCTGGAGCAGATTTTCTTTGAGCAGTCTTTCGACTATCAGTTGCACTGGTATCGCGCCGGGCTTGAGCACCGCATCCGCGATATCCTGAAATCCCGCCAGATTGGCGCGACGTTTTATTTTTCCCGCGAGGCGCTGCTGCGCGCCCTGAAAACCGGTCATAACCAGATTTTTCTGTCGGCCAGTAAAACGCAGGCGTATGTGTTCCGCGAATACATCATCGCCTTTGCCCGGCTGGTTGACGTTGACCTGACCGGTGACCCGATTGTCCTGGGCAATAACGGCGCAAAACTGATTTTTCTCGGCACCAACTCCAACACCGCACAGAGCCATAACGGCGACCTGTACGTCGACGAGATTTTCTGGATCCCGAATTTTCAGGTACTGCGTAAGGTGGCATCAGGTATGGCCTCACAGAGTCACCTGCGTTCGACCTATTTCTCCACCCCGTCCACGCTGGCGCACGACGCCTACCCGTTCTGGTCGGGTGAACTGTTTAACCGGGGACGCGCCAGCGCCGCCGAACGCGTGGAAATCGACGTCAGTCATAACGCCCTTGCCGGTGGACTTCTCTGTGCGGACGGCCAGTGGCGGCAGATTGTCACCATTGAGGACGCCCTGAAAGGCGGCTGCACGCTGTTCGACATTGAGCAGCTCAAACGCGAAAACAGCGCCGACGATTTTAAAAACCTGTTCATGTGTGAATTTGTTGACGACAAGGCGTCGGTGTTCCCGTTCGAGGAGCTGCAACGCTGCATGGTCGACACGCTGGAAGAATGGGAAGACTATGCGCCGTTTGCCGCGAATCCGTTCGGCTCCCGCCCGGTATGGATTGGTTACGACCCGTCACACCGTGGCGACAGCGCCGGATGCGTGGTACTGGCACCGCCGGTGGTGGCCGGTGGCAAATTCAGAATACTTGAGCGTCACCAGTGGAAAGGCATGGACTTTGCCACTCAGGCTGAATCCATCCGCAAACTCACCGAGAAATACAACGTCGAATACATCGGTATTGATGCCACCGGCCTCGGTGTCGGCGTGTTCCAGCTCGTGCGCTCGTTCTATCCCGCCGCACGCGACATCCGCTACACGCCGGAAATGAAAACCGCAATGGTGCTCAAGGCAAAAGACGTCATCCGCCGTGGCTGTCTGGAATATGACGTCAGCGCCACCGACATCACCAGCTCGTTTATGGCTATCCGCAAGACCATGACCAGCAGCGGACGCAGCGCCACCTATGAGGCCAGCCGCAGCGAGGAAGCCAGCCACGCCGACCTCGCCTGGGCGACCATGCACGCCCTGTTAAATGAGCCACTCACCGCCGGTATCAGCACCCCGCTGACATCCACCATTCTGGAGTTTTACTGATGAGCAAGAAAAAAGGGAAAACACCGCGACCAGCGGCAAAAACAATGACCGCCAGCGCCCCGAAAATGGAGGCATTCACCTTTGGTGAGCCGGTGCCGGTACTCGACCGCCGTGACATTCTGGATTACGTCGAGTGCATCAGTAACGGCAGATGGTATGAGCCACCGGTCAGCTTTACCGGTCTGGCAAAAAGCCTGCGTGCTGCCGTGCATCACAGCTCACCGATTTACGTCAAACGCAATATTCTGGCCTCAACATTTATCCCGCATCCGTGGCTTTCGCAACAGGATTTCAGCCGCTTTGTGCTGGATTTTCTGGTGTTCGGTAATGCGTTTCTGGAAAAGCGCTACAGCACCACCGGTAAGGTCATCAGACTGGAAACATCACCGGCAAAATATACCCGCCGTGGTGTTGAGGAGGATGTTTACTGGTGGGTGCCGTCCTTCAACGAGCCGACACCTTTCGCGCCCGGCTCCGTGTTTCACCTGCTGGAGCCGGATATTAATCAGGAGCTGTACGGCCTGCCGGAATATCTCAGCGCCCTTAACTCTGCCTGGCTGAATGAGTCGGCCACGCTGTTCCGCCGCAAGTATTACGAAAACGGCGCGCATGCCGGATACATCATGTACGTCACCGATGCCGTGCAGGATCGCAACGATATCGAAATGCTTCGCGAAAACATGGTGAAGTCGAAAGGCCGCAATAACTTTAAAAATCTGTTTCTCTATGCCCCACAGGGGAAAGCCGACGGCATTAAAATTATCCCGCTCAGTGAAGTGGCAACGAAGGACGATTTTTTTAATATCAAAAAAGCCAGCGCCGCTGACCTGCTGGACGCGCACCGCATCCCCTTTCAGTTGATGGGCGGCAAGCCGGAGAACGTCGGGTCGCTGGGTGATATTGAGAAAGTGGCAAAGGTCTTTGTCCGCAATGAGCTTATCCCGTTACAGGACAGGATCCGCGAGATAAACGGCTGGCTCGGTCAGGAGGTCATCCGCTTTAAAAACTACTCACTGGACACTGACAACGACTGAACATCGCCGCCTGCGGGCGGCTTTTTTACACCCCGTCATCACGCCCTCACACGCTCACCACCGCACAAAACACCCCGCAGACACACCAACGCCTCAACGGGCAGACTAAGCGCCGTCACGACGCGCTCAGACGCTGAAAAAATAAAATCAGCACCACCGCCAGCGCGCAGTGCTTTCCCCGCCTCGCCCGCCCGCTTCATGCAGGGCTTTAAATGCAGTGCAGCAGTAATGGTTAGAATGCGCCAGCACTGATGTTAGATACCAGAACTGGCATTTAAAAATGAATGCAAATAAATGCACCAAACTAATTACTTACTGACAAAAAATAAGTAAAATCAGGCGCAAGTTGGCATTGAGACCCCTTTCAGGGTATTAGGAATAATTATTTCAGGAGAAAAAATCATCACTTCCTCTCCAGATTTTTTGAGATGCGCTGTATATTGCAATGAATACTCAACTTGCGGAAATCCATTATAAATATCTTTAATTTCCTTAGCGTTATCATAAGAAACAAGCCAATTTGGGAAATTAATTTCTGTGAGTTTCTTCATAACCAATACATGGTCATCATGCTCATAAAAATTCCTGTAAAGCCCTTGCCCTTTAATATAGTAAGGAGGATCCAAATACAAAAGAATTTTATTTTTATCCACCTTTCCCATATTATCCATAAAATTCAAGGCATCAAGAAAATCCAAAGCATCCAGATTAGTTACTACTATTCTTTGATTATAATTTGCTATCTTCTCAATTCTTGAAATTAAATCCGCCCTGTTAAAGCGAACATCCATTTTCCATTTTCCATTTTGTGATTTCCCGCCTATAACCCCCGCCTTGAGAATACCTGAACGATTTGTTCTATTTAAGAAAAACGCAGCAAAGCCAACCTCAAGCTTAGTAAACTCAGAAGGATTCGAAATAACATAGCGATGAAAAGACCATTCATCCATATCTATCTTTGCTCGGCTAATAAGTCGGCAAAGCTCATCAGTATCACTAACAACAGATGACCAAAAAGAATAAACAGCAAAATCTGCATCATTTATATAGATTTTACGGACATACTCTTCCAATAATAATTCTAAAGCCACCCCTGCACCACCAGCGTAAGGTTCTGCATATGCTCCATCATTCAACGAGTTTTTTTCAATAACATCTTTTAAAAAGTAAGATAACTTACCTTTCCCGCCGGGGTATCTTAATGGAGTATAAAATTTCATAAATCCCTCTCATTCCTGATTTTGTAGTTTATCAGTTTCTGGACATCCATGTCCAGATGTAGACAAATCTCACTCACTCCAAATAAGGCTTAATAACAACTCAAAGTTATCCCACTCAGTGTTGACAGCCTCTTTTGAGGGAATTAAGTGTGGGTTATGTACATACTGCTGCAATGAACCATCATGTTTAGTTATTTGGCTCGAGAAAGTTATTACAGCCGTACATTGACTCCCCGTCATCTTTTTATTTTCCCGAAGGAAATTAGCACACATTTTAACCTTATCATGAAGCCCTGGAGTTCTATGTGGTTCCTTAAATTGTAACTTGTTTTCTTCAACAAAAGTGCTTACAGAGAGATCTATAAATATTCTCAACAATATTGAGATAGCATTAGGGGTGTTATCAAATGTCAGATGCGACTTAAGCTCATTAAATATTCTAGAGCATTTCTTATGCCCTCTAAAATTAAATTTCACATAAGATGGCACCAACACATTACGATCTACTTTAGGAGGAGTTTTTCCCTTGTTTTTATTCTGTTCCGTACCCGAAACTTTAGATTTACTCTCTTCTGTGCCTACATGTCTAGAATAATCATCTTCCTGTTTATCCACACCTGTATTCTTTAAGGCATCACCTTCTGAAAGACCTACTTTCTTTACACTCACAGATGCATCATTTTTGTCAATAGAATCATGTTTTTTCTCTGTAAGAAAAGATTTAGGCTCCAGTAAACTCCACGGCTTATCTAAAAGAGATTCTGAAGGTTTTATTTTTTGTTCAATAATAAATGTAACCCTGTCATCTTGGCTACGAATCCTATTAACAGTAAAACAAGCCTTACCTTTATCATCCTCTTCAATCATTACATCTAAAATATTTTTTAATTGTGCACAAAAACGTTCATAAGGCTGATATGAGTATAGAACTCCATTAATGCTTTTTAAATTAAAATAATCCCTCACCTTTAAATCACCAAAAAGACGCGTGATGTTTGTGATTTTTAAAAGTCTTTTTTTAGCAATTATCTCTTTATATAAATCAGTATTGAACTCTATAAATGTAAGTATTTGATTACCAAATGACTGCTTACCCATCCTAGCCAGATGTCGTGCTTTTTCTGTTGCAGTCCATTCAACTCTTCCAACTCCAGCATTTTGACCAGTATGCTTTAAATTGACCCAATGCTCATATTCATCATCGTCAAAAAGAACGCAGTTATCTATAACATTAATATCTTTAAGCTGAGTAATCTTAAGTTTTTCAAAAGCTTTCCGTGCTTTTTCTGTTGGTGCAAGTCTAGGAGAGTGTAAAAGTTTAAGGGCTGTAACTCGACGATTACCTTCAGCAACGACGAAAAACCCAGATTCCTCTTCACTAGGATAAACTAATATGTTTTCAGACGGATCTAAACCTTTCGAAGCAATATCTTTAGCCAAGCGATAAATGCGGTCGTACTGCAAGTCAAGCATCTTGGCAATAGCATCACGCTGATTTTCTGCTGACGTCGGGAAACGAGGGTTATCAACATCCAAAAGTAACTTATTGATATTCATTGATTTTAGTTGATTCATCAACATATCCTCTGTTGAATCTTTATGATAAAAATTAATTATTTTTATCATAAATGATAGCGTAAACATAGTCTTATGAACGACATCAGCCCTGAAGCTTCAAAACTATCATTTACGTTTGCGAGGCACCATCTATCACATTGATTTATAATAAGTATCTTTATCTTCACTGCATTGCTCTCAAAAAATCACATAGATGGAAATTCCCCGTTGACACACTCCCAAGTGATGCAGATACATTTCAAGTGCTTCATACACATGATAACGGCTATCCCCCTAAATTCTGTGCGTTTCTTTTCCCTCCAGCACAAGGTTGAAATATCTTGCGTGCAGCTTTACTTTGTGAATCTTTGTCATTATATCCGCGCCATTACTGTTGAGAATCCCGGCCACTCATCAGCGACCGGGTACGTGAATTTTTTCCCGTCATAATTTACGGTCGCGCCACGCGCCAGCGCCTCAAGCTCCCATCGCTGCGGCCTGATACCGTTCTGAGCAAGGTCAACGCGGATACGGGTAATTTGCATTCTTTCCGACCGGGTCAGTCTGGCCGATGGTGCAATTTCATGTGGTTTTAACGGGCTTCCGTTTCTCTGCTGACGATTTGGGGTTCTCAGCCCGTATTTTAATGCGCCCCTGAGCGCCCTCACGACCTCCGGGTCATTCCATTCGATAACACCGTCATCAACCAGATTAAGCACTGCTGCGGCGTGTTCAGAAGGTGTGGGAGCCGGTAACGAAGTATCACCACCGGTGAGCTTTCCACAGTTATTGACAGGACTCCGAGGCGCGGCGATGCCGCTTTTTAAAGTCAAAGGCTGAACGACCGGAACTTTCGGCACAATGCGCCAGTCCGTCGTTCTGGTGATACGAATATGACGCGCGCCGAGATGCGGCGCGTAAATGCCGACCACTCTCTCGACCTCTTCCTCGTACTCGTTAACGTCATCCGAGGGGCTACGGGCGACCCTGACAGTCTGGCAATCGCGCGGGACATTTGCCCCACCCTGCGCGCTGATATACAGCGCAAAATCGCCACTGTCTGCGGCAGCGCGTGCAGCCTCGACGCGTTCGTCAAACTCATCAGCAATGCTGACGCCGCGAGGCAATTTGCGTAGTTCACGGTAAGCCCCCATTGTCGGCAGGCCAACCGTTTTAAATTGAGGAATGCGCCACGTTGACGCCCATGCGGTAACAGCCGCGGCAGTGTCTTTCAGCGGCCTGCCGGTGTCGTTATCGAGCTGACCATCCAGTGCATAGCCATCGATGTTTTTTGAAATGTATTTCGCGATATATCCCGCAGCACCGCCCCGGTTAAGGTGTTTTGCCTGAAAACGGTTTCGCGCGGCTCCTCTTTCGTCGCCATCCTCTTTGAGCGCGTAGCGACGCATGATTTCGATAATCTGATTACGCTGGCGTGGATTACAAAAAAGCATCATATGCCAGTGCGGCGTTCCGTCGTGGTGTGGCTCGACGACACGCAAACCGTAGACCTGTAAATCATTATCCTTGAATGCCGTGCGCATCAGGCTCCAGATGCGGCAGAGATAACGCTGCGCATCCTTTGGATTAAATGCCTCATCGTTCCAGCCGTGATTAAGCTGCACGGTTTTACTTTCGCCTTTTCCGACCTGACGTGTCGGGTGATACTTTGACGGTGCGGTCAGCGTGATAAACATCCCCACATCGCCCTCTGCGGCGGCGTAACGCTCAATACCGGCAATGGTGTTCATCAGCTCCATCCGGCGAATTTCAGGATTAGAAATACTGCCCATCACCTTACTGATAAGGTCGATGCGCTCGCCGGTTTCCCTGTTTTCGAGGTCACACGATTTAAGAAATTCCAGATTTGCCTGGCGGCGCGCACGCACATCACGAATGGCATGTTTACTGGCATAAGGAGAACGGTCTTTATTGACCTCCCCGACAGCAATCAGTAACGCCTCATGCCAGCGCATACGCTGGCCTTTAAGCTGACTAATCCACCACTCATCGTTAAACAGACGGGCAATGGCAGAATATGCCTGCCTCGTGGTCATCTGCCCTTTACGGTATTTTTTCCAGTAGAGCGGGGAAATATTGAAAGCACGTGCAGCGCCAGCGACATGACCATACAGGTGAGTCTGCGCCTCATCCGTAAACAGCGATTCTTTTTCGCCATGTGCATCCACCCAGGCATCGCAGAGTTCCTCATACATCATGAAAAGCTGCGATGAGATACGGGCGGCAAACTTTTTCAGCTCCTTGTCATTCATTCCAGGCAGGCGCGCATAATGGTCACGCTCTGCCAGAAACAGCAACGACGCGTCGGTGTTCATTTCATGGCGCTGATTCACGCGCTCAATGCGCGGCCATAAACGACGCTGAAAAGTGGATGTGAGGAAATAAAACCCGTGCACCGGGCTTTTATTGCGCCGGATGTAGTCATAACGTGAAGTAAACAGCGAGCGCAAAAAGTAAGGCAGGCGGTTAATCGTGGATAAAACACCTTGCACCTGACGCATCTCGTCACGTGTAAGGGGTCTTTCGCGCCCGACAGCCTCGCGTGGCGCGTTCCATGCATAAGCACCGGTAATCGCCTTACCGGTGCCTGCGGCAAATGCTGACGGAGGGACAAAACGCCCGGAGGCTTTAACGGCCATATGAGCCAAAAGCCTCAGAACAACGCTTGCTGAGTTGCTCAACCTGCGCGTTTAAATCAGCAAAAGACTTTGCGCTTCCGGTCAGAATATCGTGATGCATCAGGCCGGAAACGAGCTGGCTTAATTTCGGGTAATAACCAACCACCGCCAGCCATTCCTGCCCGGCGTTTTTACCGCTTTCCGCTCTCTTTTTCTCGTGGAGAATAAACTGAAAGCTGTCACTGGTAACGACATAACGTTCGCCAATTTCGATACGAATACTCATGCCATTCTCCGGTAATGCTTGTTTTTTGCTTCAAAGACTGACTGGCAGGAAACACAACGCGTGGCTGACGGATAAGCTGCACGACGGGCAGCAGGTATTGGCGCGTCACACTCTTCGCAAACCAGCGCAGAAACACCGCAATGTTTTACCCTTGCCGCGTTAATCTGGCGCTCCAGTAATTCAGCCTGTTGTTCCTGAATAAAATCTATGTTGTCCGGCATTACCAGCTCCTTTTGTCGTTCAGCTTCTTAAATTCATCAGCGCAATAGCTGGCGATTTCTGTCGTTAATTTTGTCAGTTCATCCACGGATGAAATTTGCTTGTGGAATACAGCACGTTTAACAAGTAAATTGACCACATCAGACAGGAGGTTTAATTCATTCTGATAAATCGCGATAACAGATTCAGTTATGTCGCGCTTTTCTTTATCAAGACAAAGTTGAATAAGAGACAAATCACCATTTTCCATAACGGCGATTTTTAAGGCGTTATTCAGTAATACAACTGAATGAGAACAGGACATCAAAGTACCTCCCCGCGAGACAATCCGATATTGTGAAATTTTTCCGACTCCTGACTGAGCAGCTCGACTATCTCCACGCGGGATAACTCCGCCTTTGTGATGTGGCGAATCATGGCGTCAAGATGAGAAGAAAAGCGCGTAGCTGCATCTGCCTGTGCTTCGGTTCTGGCCTGTTGCAGCAGTAATGCGTATTTACCGCACTGATTTTCAGAAACTGTATGCATGACTTTCTCCAGGCAAAAAGAAGCCCCGCACAATTAAGTGCGTTAAAAACTCTGGTTAATTACTTAATGCAGATATTGCTCTGGTTTTACCGATGTCAGAATTGTCGGTGCATACTCAAACAGACTGAATAATTCACGTAATGCACGGAATAAAGCATCACGCCAGTAACATGATTCTTCATTAATTCGCCAGTACGGCTGGTTGAATTCTTTTTCTGTCAGTCGTGCGTGCATAAATAAAGTACGACGCTGGCTGACTGTTAAAAAACTAATATATGCATACTCACTTGCACCAACCTGACGGCGTTTTGAGAATGCCCCACGCAATTCATCAATTGCACATACCAGTCGTTCACGTTCGACGTCGTTCATTTCTTCAAAACGCATCGTTGCGTGACGCTGTTTTAACTGCGCATGAAAGCAAACCGTTAGCCGTTCGCGTTCCATCATCTGATTATAATAATCGCATGTCTCCTGCCAGCGAGGGACGGCCAGATGCTTACCAATTATCCGGCGCATAGTTGCTGGCTGTTTTTCAACGAGATTGAGCGTCATCACTGTCATTTCCATACCCTCCGGCTTTTCAGAAAGGTCAGAGCCTTTTTTAACGGACTCTGTTTTTTGGTGCGGATAATGATTCCCTTACGCCCCTTACCGTGGGTGATGGTGAAGTCAATCGCCCTGGGGCTTTCGTTACGCAATAACTGAGCAATACAACGAGGCTCATTCATACGGTTCTCCTTAACGTGGTTCACCGAGACCTAACCACATCAACCAGCCGTCACGAATCTCTTTAGGACGGCTTTCATAAGCCAGTTTTAGTCCGTTATTCCATGCCGGAAGGTATACCCAATATTCACCAGCACGCCCCGATACTGACTGAGGGTCAGTAATCTCAATAACTGGTAATTTCCCTTTCTCAATCATACCCCTTACAGCTCTTGGAGTTTTACCAATGAGTTTTGCAAACTCCTGATAAGGCACGGCATCAGTCACGCTTACAAGCTGTCTATTCATCTGCTACGATTCTCCCTTAGTGCTTCTAATGGCTCCTAATGGCTAATTATTGCCTAAAAGGATAACTCCAGAAGCACAACATTTCACACTATCAGCAAGAAATTACGCAATCGGAGTAATTATGTCAATAGACGTTTCGGAGAAGTTGAAGCTAATCCGTGAATCTGAAAGGTTAAACCGTAAAGAATTCAGTGAATTAACTGGTGTAGCCTACAGCTCACTTTCGAGCTATGAGAGCCGGTCAAAAAACGCTGGAGTTGAAGCCATAATGAAGGTCTTACAACATCCTAGATTTACTAAATATACTTTGTGGTTCATGACTGATCAGGTAGCTCCAGAAGCCGGGCAAATTGCGCCCGCTCTCGCACACTTTGGGCAAAACGAAACAACGTCGCCCCACTCCGGTCAAAAGACTGGTTAACAATTTATCGTGAATATATTCATCACAAGTGCCTACTATTGGTGGCTAAATTTCAGCCACCACGAAAAAAGCGATTAGTAGTAGCAAAAAAAAGTACCACTCGGAGGGTTTTCTGATGGCAATCAAAAAACTCGATGATGGTCGATATGAAGTGGACATCCGCCCTACTGGACGTAACGGAAAACGCATCCGTAGGAAGTTTGATAAGAAAAGCGAAGCTGTCGCTTTCGAAAAATACACGTTGTACAACCACCACAATAAAGAATGGCTATCAAAACCAACAGACAAACGACGTCTGTCGGAACTGACACAGATCTGGTGGGATTTAAAGGGTAAACACGAAGAGCATGGGAAATCTAATCTTGGAAAAATTGAAATCTTCACAAAAATAACGAATGACCCATGCGCATTTCAAATCACGAAATCCCTTATCAGCCAGTACTGCGCCACCCGAAGAAGTCAGGGTATTAAACCTTCGAGTATCAATCGTGATTTAACATGTATTAGCGGCATGTTTACAGCCCTGATTGAAGCGGAGTTATTCTTTGGTGAGCACCCTATCAGAGGGACAAAGAGGCTTAAGGAGGAAAAACCAGAAACAGGCTATCTCACACAGGAAGAAATTGCCTTACTGCTTGCTGCTCTTGACGGCGACAACAAAAAGATTGCGATTCTTTGCCTGAGCACTGGAGCACGTTGGGGAGAAGCAGCTCGTTTGAAAGCAGAAAATATCATCCATAACCGCGTCACGTTTGTTAAAACGAAAACAAACAAACCACGCACCGTCCCGATCTCAGAGGCTGTTGCCAAAATGATCGCGGATAACAAACGAGGTTTTTTATTCCCTGATGCTGATTACCCTCGCTTCAGACGAACAATGAAAGCAATAAAACCGGATTTGCCAATGGGGCAAGCCACACATGCACTAAGGCACAGCTTTGCCACTCATTTCATGATTAATGGAGGAAGTATTATCACGCTACAACGGATACTAGGTCACACGCGGATTGAGCAAACTATGGTTTACGCTCATTTTGCGCCAGAGTACCTTCAGGACGCCATTTCTCTTAATCCGCTAAGAGGTGGTACTGAGGCCGAGAGTGTCCACACAGTGTCCACAGTAGAGTAACGTTTAAGGGCTTTCAGTGGTAATTTATGCCGCTCAAACCCGCATTGTACCGTTGAAAGCCCCTACTGGTGACACCCTAAATCTCCCTTACACGGGCTTATTTTTTATACATAAACCATAGAGACGGATTGATCCCAGGTCACCGTCTTCCATTGACCACATCGATAGAATCTCCCTTCATAGCACGATGCCTTTCACTTATTGGCATCGTGCTCGCACAGGTTCCGGTTACGCACAGCCAGAACGCGCATGTTTGATGCTTACCAAAAAATATTCTCACTCTCCACATTTGAATGTCAGACGAGCGACGCCATGTAATCCTGCACCTTCTGTCTTCAGGTCAACTATCTGCATTTTTTTGCCCTGAGTAACACAGAAATGAACTGCATCATTTTTTACTATATTTTCTGCACCAGATATTCTACCCCTGGCTAAAGAAGCTTCGGCTTCGGTGTAGTATTGGTTATCGAGTTTACGCTGAATATTACTTTTATATGCAAGACCAAATTTACCGATACTTGTCTCATCATTATGTACAGCACACCCAGACATAAGAAAAACACTAATTAATGATATAGCAGCTATCTTTTTCATCTCACCTTCCCCCATTAAATACCAACGACACGCTCTGGTGTTTAAATATAATAATGGCATGATTATTATAATTGAATAGGATTATAATAAATGTTCTGTACAACATTTCCTACATAAGTAGGAATTACATACACGGATGCCCTTCCAGGTAACCCCATGGGGGGGTTAATATATTTTTAATAGTATATTGAAGATGCCACTGTTTAGTTGAATATTAGGTATATGTTCTTTTTTGAAATTTACCGGTGGCTACCGTTAATATTCGCTGTTCCCATTGCAAGCTCCTGGTGGTAACCACTGAATCCTCCATACTTGAACTGACTTTTTATCCTCCGACTTTCATCCTGTTCTGACTCCACCTTTTCTTTTCTGCTCTACACTATCTACAGTCCAATCATAAAGGCACATACGATCATGGCAGAATTTCCCGCCAGCTTACTGATTCTTAATGGCAAAAGTACTGACAATCTACCCTTGCGCGAAGCAATTATGCTGTTGCGTGAGGAAGGAATGACGATCCATGTGCGGGTCACCTGGGAGAAAGGCGATGCCGCACGATATGTAGAGGAGGCACGGAAGTTGGGCGTCGCAACGGTGATTGCCGGTAGTGGCGATGGCACCATTAATGAAGTTTCTACGGCGTTGATTCAGTGTGAGGGGGATGACATACCCGCGCTGGGAATTTTACCATTAGGAACCGCCAATGATTTTGCCACCAGTGTAGGGATTCCTGAGGCACTGGATAAGGCGCTGAAACTGGCAATTGCCGGTAACGCCATTGCGATAGATATGGCGCAGGTCAATAAACAAACCTGTTTTATTAATATGGCGACAGGCGGGTTTGGGACGCGTATTACCACAGAAACGCCGGAAAAATTAAAAGCCGCGCTGGGTGGCGTCTCTTACATCATTCATGGCTTAATGCGCATGGACACTCTGCAACCGGACCGTTGTGAAATCCGCGGTGAAAACTTTCACTGGCAAGGTGACGCCCTGGTCATTGGTATTGGTAACGGGCGTCAGGCCGGTGGCGGTCAACAATTGTGCCCGAACGCGTTAATTAACGATGGCTTGCTGCAACTGCGCATTTTTACCGGCGATGAAATTATTCCGACTCTCGTATCAACCTTAAAATCTGACGAAGATAACCCGAATATTATCGAAGGAGCTTCGTCGTGGTTTGATATACAAGCCCCACACGAAATCACTTTTAATCTTGATGGCGAACCGTTGAGTGGGCAAAACTTCCATATTGAAATACTTCCGGCGGCGTTGCGTTGTCGATTACCACCAGATTGTCCATTGTTGCGTTAA